TCTACGTTTGTAATTAAGATTTGGTCAACTACAGACCCTGTAAAATTAGACGGGTTAGACGCAACTGGATCTACCTCAAAGGCGCCGCCGATTGGAATATAGCCAATAGCGTTGTATGCTTCAAAATCCGATTGAGTTAAAGCAAACATATATTTCCAAACATAACCATCTGCTGTTTCATAAATTTGTTCTACGTCTGATGCAACAAAAGGTGGAGGACTTGTAACTTTACCACCATTGTTATTATTTAAACATTTATAAATTCTATAATCACCGGTGTCATTAACGTTTGGCCCAACAGTTGCGAAAAACTTTTGGTCTTCTAAATCTGTATTGTCATCGTATTGAACAAATACTTGGCCTTCTTGCCACGGATAATATTTAATCATGAATTTGGTATCAGATGTTAAAATCTTTTTACCGAATAAAACGTTATCTAAAAATTGTATTTCTGAAACTTTAGTATTAGCCGCTGAAACCCGTGAAGTTGGATCTGTTGTAAGCGAAGAAACAAAAACATAGAATTCATTAGATGCTAAATCATTATAAAATAATCTTAGCAAATCTGTTTTATATTTTGTAGTTAGAATTTCTGTCATGTCACTTCCACTCTTTCTTAATATTTATATACAATTTTAGCCTCTTTTTCTAATTTTAGTTCGAGGATAAACTGCGCCTGTGGTTGGGCGTGGTTTAAAATTTCTTTGTGGATACGCAAAACCTTCTTCAGGTCTTTGGTTAATCCATCTTAGTATTTTATTTGGGCCACCTTGTAAACTTGTTAAGTCCATTGGGTCGTCAGCTCCGCTATCAAACATCTTATCGTCGGAAGCATTATCAATTATCCATTGCTGGGCCTCGGCCTGAGTCATATTTGGCCAACTTTCAGCTAAGATAGCCAAAACGCCTGCCACTTGCGGGCTAGCCATAGACGTTCCATAATATTTTGCGCCTTCGTAATTACTATCTCTTGAGTCACTATACGGTCCGTAAGTTGCGTACTGATTTGTATTTAATGAGCTTTGGATTGTTTCACCTGCTGCATAAATATCAACTTGAGAACCTGTATTTGAAAAGCCTGCTTTCTTTTCGTCAGTGTCGTTACTCAACGCGCCAACAACAATTACTTCTGCTTTACCGGCTGCAGAACCTGTACCTCTATGAGTGTAAACTGTTTGCTCGTAGTCAAATCCAAAGAACTGATAAGGCCAATATACTTTGTTATTATAATCTTGGTCAGTACTGTTAGTAATTTTACACCGATCATTTCCAGCGGCCGCTACAACAATAATCCCGTCATCTATAGCATCTTGAATATCTGCAAACCTTGATGTAAAATATGCTTGAACCGTTGGCGTATCATCGGTTGTGTATATACCACGAGATGTATAATCAGTCTCAGCTAAAGCACTTCCTTTATCGTATTCAGTTCCTCTATATTCTATTTTTTCAGGGAGGCTGTAAGCCGCCCCACTACTTGCGGTATATGCTTGAAGTGTTACAGTTGATCCGTAACTATGATTTGTGATTGTAGGATTTTTTCTACCAGTTGCAGGGTTTACCGCCTTAGCATTATGCCATGCACGTACGTAATCCCAATAAGTAGATGAACTTAAACCGTTTGTTCCGAAGTTTTGGTTTGTGCCATAAATACTGATGTTGTAAATATTTGCGTCACGAGCCCACCCTTGTTTATTTCCAGCAACTGTGCCAGCAACGTGTGCGCCGTGATTGTTATCATCAGTACGATCTGGAATTCCGTCACCGTTATTATCTGGATAAGTTCCATCAACATATGGAGTATAGGCGTAAGTACCAGTTCCTGAACCAATATCGTTTTGGAACCAATTATATTGATTAACTCTTGATCCACCGGTGCCGTCAGGATTGACAGCAAATTCTGGATGTAATGGATCGAAATGTCCATCAAATATTACAACGTCTACGTTTTTTCCTGATGCTGTTATATTTACATCACGCGTTTTACTTGACGTTCCAGGAAGACCCCAGTTTGACAAATTGTCTTCTACTGTATGTCTTAATATACCCCAGTTAATATGATCTGCAGATCCTGAAGTTGTTTTATCAAAATCACCGGTAAACTCATATGTTGGAACATTTTCAATCATGTCTGCCATGTCGACATCCCAAACACGTTCATCTTGTTTAACAAGTGCTGCTTCTGCTGGTGTCAACATGTAATGGGTGTTACGACTAATAGATCTTCTTTTCTCAACACCAACTGCCCTATCAGGAATAAACAAGTTTCCACCAGGAGTTTCCATATCATTATAGAAATCTTCTAGGTCCTCATGATTATGAAGAGTGACAATCCATTCGAGTGTTGGATCTTCCATATTATGCCTCTAAGCTTAAGTGCGTTATCGTAACATCAATATTTGCTGTCCCACCGCTATCATTTGTAATTGCGCATGGAAGCGTATTACCAGTGCTACAATAACCAATAACCGCAGGGCCAAATTTAACAGTTTCGCTTCCTGTTGTAATTACTTCGGCAATTACTCCTGCGTCAGGCGCTGGGTCATTACCTCTTGTTCTTGATGCATCGGCAGTTCTTGACGCGGTGTCAATATACAATCTTACCCAGGCTGCGTCTGATACTTCAATTGAATATAGAACAAATGTTTTTGCTGCGGAAAGATCAAAGTTTGCAGTAGCTCCATCAGCTATCCCGCTGTTAAGAGTATTAGTTGAAGTACGTGTATTTAGTCCGCTTCCACCTGATGCGCCTGCAGCTGCTTCAATTTCAATATCACCAATCATTGAACCATGAACAGTACAAATATACTTATAAGTACCACTAATTGTTCCTGGGACTTTCCAATATAATGTGCCAGCGGTTTTGCCTTGCGCAGCTGAGCCAGTTGTTGTAGTACCATCAGTTCCAATGTGAATTAAGCCGTCGTTATACGCTGCGCCGCCTGCTGTTTCAATTTGGAATGGATGTGAACCTGTTACACCTGTTAAATCAAATGCAATTGTTTCGCCTGCCCTTACATGGATTGTTGGGTTATCTGCAGTACCGTAAATATCTGAACGATATGATGAAGAGCCATTAGGAGTCATCACATGTGTTGTTTTAGCCTGCACCGCAATGTCGTGCGCATCAATATCAGCTGTTTGGATTTCTGTTAAACCACTAAAGGTCGAGGACCCTCCGCCACCGCCACCACTTGGTGCATCTTCAAATGTATAATTTCCTGAGCCGTTAGTTGTAAGTACTTGCCCATTAGTTCCGTCAGAAATTCCTAAATCGTTTAAGTCAGCTGGGATGACCGGAGGAGTATATGTAAATGCACCTGTACCATTATCGTAAGCAAGGCTGCCATTTCCTGATGCCGACGGCTCAGCTGCAACACTCAAATCAGTTAAAGAAATTCCGCTACCACCACTTGCAGTTGCGTCTGTTCCTGGAGCCCACTGAGTACCAGACCATTTTAATACTTGGCCTGTAGTAGGTGCTGTAGCACTAACATCGGTTAATGCGCCCAATGTAGTTGCACCACCGCCTCCACCTGATACGGTACTAAAAGTAAACGCGCCTGCGCCATCAGTTGTTAAAACTTGACCGCTAGTTCCGTCTGTTATTCCCAAATCTGTAAGCGCTGTGGGTATTGTGGCAGTTGAATTATAAAGTTCTGTAAAGTTTTCGTTAACTTTGACGAAGGCTGATCGTAACGGATCACCGCCACCATCATTAGCCGCTAGCCCTACACCAATTGTTTGCTTTGCCATTATTAGCTCCTAAGTGTTTTAGTTATTTATCCGTTTATTTTATCTCACGAGGTCCGCACGTAAAATCGTACTATCAGCGGTATACCCAGTAGTGTCCATTGTAATTGTTCCACCTTGACCTGATGTATCCTGGCCTGGTCCGACAACATCAATACCGCCGAGCAGATAATCGTTTTTAACATTATGATAAAATCTTTGTGCGATACCACTGTTTTGTTTTTTCTGATATAAGAATGAACCAAATTGCTTTGTACCTGCAAGGTGAACATTTTTATTTAATGAATTAGTATATCTTTCCTGTGATACTGCAGACTTAATATCATATGAGTACTCTTGATAGAAATCACTATCTTGTATTCTCATTTGACCTTCGTAGTAAACATCAGCGCCGTTTTCAGCTACTGTACTTGTGTAGCCATTAACATGAGAATTAAGTTGTCCCCAGAAACCTTCTGTAACACCTTCTGTTACAGCTTGGGCAGTACCTCTTGCTTGAATGTTATTATCATCATCTACTATGAAGATTACTTCTCCATCCGGATATGCAAATCCTGAGTTAATAACTTTTACTCCAGTTATCCTACCATCTTCAAATATAGTCTGAGCATTCATATCAGCATTGTTACCAATTACTTTAGAAGTGTAATCTCGTTCTGCCGCGAGGATAGGATAATTATTTCCTCTGAATAAAATATCGTTCGTGGAGTTAAATCCGTAATAAGCATACGGTGTTACTTTAATAAATTTTTCTCCACTATTAACTCCGGTAATTTTACCAACCACACCAGACGTTTCTTGTGTAATAATATCACCAACTGAAAACGCCGCGGTTATATTTGAAAGAATAATAATTTGCTCGTATCTTGCAAACGGAATCATTGTTGAGTCTTGTATCAATGCAAATACGTCGTTAACATAATCGGATCCTGGATTTACATTTTCAAACGCGTCAATAACTCCAATATTAAATGGCGTTAAATCAAACGCTTCATTTAATGGAGTTGCAAGAGTTACTGGATCTGCAGTACCTGACATTGCTTGAATTGCAGGTGGAACAGTATTATAATTACTCGAATTGAGTGGCACGTTAAGAAAGTCACTAATAAGATCGGTAATCAAGCTGATGTTTTCAATATTAGACAAACTTTCTACTTTAACGTCCGCCGTGTTAAGAGTGTCAGGATATAGTAGGCCAGGAGAACTATCATTTTTTGCAGACACTGCGTTAAAATATACTTTGTATGCAGGATAAGCATCGTAAAGAGGATTCTGCGTAAGTCTTATTTTAAAGTCTCGTTCAATCCATTCAATTGTAGCTTCATCTGTTAATGTACCATCAAAATATGCTGTTATATTATCTACATCTAATTGGTTAACGAAAGAGTCATTGTTTACATCCCCGAGTTGACGTGTTCCAACAATTGGGGTAAAGTTTGTAAGTTCTGGCTCTTGCCCATTTGCAGCGCGTTGCATACCTTCTATTATTGTATATGTTGCGTTATATAGCGAAGTTTGAGACGCAGGAATAAGCTTTACTGATTTAAGAGGATCTGTAGCTTGAACTGTTTGGATAAACGAAGAGTCTTCAAATTCGGCGGAGCCAATATCTAATTTAACTCCAGCCACAACAGAGTTCTGTCCAATAACTGTTGCTAGCGCGGAAGTAGATGGTTGTTCAATTCTTAAGTCAGTGTTAAATATAAAATTTGGGTTATCAAAAACAATTACTTGATTTGAAACTATAAGTCTTGTGCCTTCTATTGTATAACCAAATCCACCGTCTGTCAATTCATATTTTATTATACCAGTTTGTTGCGCAGATACATCAGTTACTAAAACTTTACCGCCAGATCCATAATTACTTCTTACGTTATAAACGTCTCCAACTTTATTTCCTGTTGTACCGCCATAGGCTTCATCAATTGGTTGAATTGCATTTAACGATCCACCAATTTTTCCAAAACTAACATCTTCACCAGCAATTCTTGCCAGGATATCATCAAATTTTTGAAACTGTCCTTTTATGTTATTTAAGTAAATAACTGCATAGATGGTTTTATTTTTAATAATAAAGTTAATTTTATCAACAACTGCTTTGGCACCTGACACAGAACCTTTAACATTTCGTGAAAGTAAATCTTCATAAGTATAGCTAAGACCGCTGTTTGATACAAAAACGTTATCGTTTGGAAACATTTCTAAATACGAACCAGTTTTCCATGTTGAGTCAGATGGCTTGAACATATATTTAGACGGATATACAACTTCTGCGTACTCTTGATAAAATAATCTAAAGAATACAACAATACCACCACGAGTACCTTTTCTTCTGTAAAGGTCCATGATATTTTTAATTACAATTCTTACTGTTGTATCATCCAACAATGGCAAGTCCGCAAGGAATGCTTTTTGGAAATGTATAATCATACTCGCTAACGTAGTTGATATGTCACGGTATTCGTACATTCGCCGATTGTTATAATGGCTTTGGTTGTATTCTGTTTCTAAGAATTCATAATAATCTTTTACAAGTTGAACAAGTTCAGCGCCTTCATCACGATAAATCGCGGGCCACATACTATTAACCTTGAAGGCAATCTTTTTTTCAATTAACTCTTTTTGATTATTATAACCGACCATTTTATTCAGTCTCTCTTAATGTTACTTCTACGTCGTCGTCGCGGATTGCAAAAATTCTACCTTTTGGCGCAGCAATGTCATCGTAAACAGTTGTGGCAATAAATTGAATAGCAGAGCCAGAAAATCCGTCGGTTCTAAAATTAATTAGTTTTACATCGCCTGAATCATAGTCAACAGTACCGGCAGTTGGATCAATAATTTGTGGATTAGAAAGATCGCTAGTAACTAATTGCATGTTTCCGATGCCATCATCCTGTAGGTATACACAAACATTATCTACTGAAAATTGTCCACTTACAATAGATGGTTTATATTCTGAAAATCCATTCGTTTCACGGAACGGATATGGCCTTACTAATGGTGTACCAAATTTAAATATAGGATTAGATTTAATATTAAGATCTGGTGTGTATTCAATAATCGGCTTCGCCGTCATAGCGTTTGAAGTTATAGATACGTCAGCTGCATCGATGTTAGAGGACAGGTTTGATAGCCTTAGGGTAGTATTAAAGTTATCTAGTGTTCCTTCTGAGTAGGCCTGTATCGTGTCTCTAACCAACTGCGCAATAAAATCAGAATTTTTTGTAGTAAGCTTTGGATTATAATTGACGCGAACTGCGATTTTACCATACACAAATTCAGATGGAACAAATGTCGGTTCAATAGCTAATGGAGTCTTATCTGCTAAGTAATCAAGATATGTATTTACCAAAGTATTTGATAAGGTTTCTTCAGCTTCTCCTAGATAAACTGAAATCGCAACACGGCCAAATTGTGGAGGATTTAAATTTTCTCCACCGTATGCTGACACTGCTTTAATTTCTGGAAATTGCTGTTTAAGTAATACTTCATAATCAGAAGTTGTTACAGCTCTCTCCTGAATTTGTAAAGCCTTAGGAGCAAAGTAACGGATTTTTTCTAATGACTCTGCATCCTCACCGCCAAGTGCTGCCTGGATTGTTTCAACTTCAGTTGTACCTGTTGAAGTAATTTGAATTGTGAATACACTTGCGCCGTTTGCTTCAGCTCCTGAACAAATTCTATACTTAACACGAATATCTTCGTATTCATCAGGCTGTATACCAAAC